CTTCTGCTCGGGCTTCTCTTCCGGCTTCTGCTCGGGCTTCTCTTCCGGCTTCTGCTCGGGCTTCACCTCAAGCTCGGACTTCTGCTCTTCCTTCCGGACGAGCTGCGCGAGGATCTGCGCCGCGACCGTCTTCCCGATCCCTGGAACCCTGGTCAGGTCGATCAGCTTGACGGCCCCGCTCCGGAGTGACTCGAGCGTGTGCCCCGCTGTGACGATGTTCCGCGCCCGGTTCTCGGTCAGCCCGACCGACGTCAGCTCCTTGACCTTCCCCTCGTCCACCGCGGGAGTCGTCCCCTCCGTCTGGGCTGCGACCTGCTGTGCTGCGTCTCCGAAGATCTCCTCTTCGGCCGACTTCGTCTCGGCCACCGGGAGGGAGGCAGCCTCTGCCACCGGAGCGACCTCCGCGTCCCAGGCCTCGAGCTGCGGGATATAGATTGTCCTGAGTCCGACGATGTCCATTTCCTCGCACCCGGGGGCCTTCCCCTCCGCCCTGTGCGTCCCGGACGGGGCACTGAGCTGGTGGAACCCGGGGGCGGACTCGGCCTCGTCGAGCTTGTCGCCGACGTAAAATTTCCACGCACCGGAGAAACACCGGAGCTCCCAGTGCTTCCCGTGGCGGTCACCCTGGATCGCCAGGTACTGTTTCCCGCCTGGCATGATCGTCTTTCTGCTGCGCAACACTGCGTCCATCGTCCTCTCCTCGTATTGTGCCGCGTCGGGCGGCGAGATAAGATTTTTCACACTTTCCTCCCGTGCGGCAGGGGCCGTCCCCTCCGCGATGCTGTCTATCGTCCTCCCGGCTCCCCCCGAACCTCTCCCGGCCCCCGCGTCGAGCAGCGCCCCGAGCGAGTCCGAGACGTGGACCGCCCTCGCCCCGTGACACCGAGCATAAAACGGGCACTCGGATCCATACCACCTCTCACACGTCGCGCGCTCTGCCGCAGGCAGCTCGAGCGTGCTCTCCTCTGCCAGTGCTGCGCGCATGGTCGCGACCAAAGGGCGGTCGCGCTCCTCCAGCTCCGTCGCTTGATTGATCCCGACCCCCCGGACCAGGGCTTGCGCTCGGTACGGTGCCGTCCGCTCGACGCTGACCTGTGAGACCTCGAACAGGTTCGGGACGGGGCGGTTCGCCTCCCGGTGGATCCCGACCGCGTAGGCGATCGTCTGCCGGTCGCTGTCGAGCTGCTCGAGCGTCTTCGCCCACTTGAGATCCTTGACGACCTTCAGATCAGTTACCCGGATCTGCCCTTTTTTCTGCGCACGGTTCAGTGGACTCCAGACCGTGCTCGGCCCGGTCAGGAGGTCGATCTTCCCGATGAGCGGAGCCCCCGCCCAGTCGCACCGGACCCACCGCTGGACCTGGACGCAGGACTGTCCTGGGATCGGGTAGTGCTTCGCGACGACCGCAGCGGCCCCGGAGACCTGCGAGGGCTTCCCGAGCATGTACTCCTCTACCTGCCGGTCGATGTCCGTCCCGATGTCGATCACCCGCTGGCGGTCGGGGGGGATCTCCACTTTAACGCCGATCACGTGCTGCCAGTGCCAGTGCCGGAGGCACGTGTCCGCGTCGTTCAGCTTCGAGACGGAAATCATGAAAGGCTTTTTGTCCATGCTCACCCCAAATCAAAATTCTGTCTCTACCATAATCAACCGCTCGAAAAAGATCAACATAAAAAATTCACACTGCCGGAAAATAATTCTCAGGTATCCGACAGAAGCACCGGACAGCCTCGATCGGACGGGCCTGGACCCACACCCACTCCGAGTAGTCCTCCCCCGGTCGTTTCGTGTTCCCCTCGACCGTGAGTATGTACCGCCCCGCGGGGTCGACCCCGACCACGACGCCGACGTGAGACCACGTGAAAAAGACGATGTCTCCGGGGCAGAGGTAGAGCACACTCCACCCCTGACAGCCGAACCAGTCGCGCAGATATCGCACCGCAGCGGCGCCGGGGTACCGTCCGTACTCTATGCCCTGTATCGTCGGGAGCCTCGCGCCAACCTGTCCGAGGATCCAGCAGACGAATATCGCGCACCAGGCCTGACCCCGGTAGCTGTACGTCCCGTGCGAGTCGTACCAGTCGTGGTACTCCGTCACGTTCGGAGCTGACTCTCTGTGCCCGACCTGGGACAACGCGGAGGATACGATTCGCTCGGAGAGTGTCATAGCCAGTCTTTCTGTTTTGCGAACCACTCGGAAATCTCGACGGCACCCTTGTCCCCGAAAGTCGACTGTGCGTCGAGTTCGGAATCCTCCAGAATCTGACTCTTCGGGATCCAGACCTCCCCCACCTCGTCAGAGTCCAGAAGGAACGCTTTGTCGGTCACCTGGAGGACCTTACACTGCCCAAGGAAAAACCCACCATTGTCATCTGACCAGCTCATGATTTCACCTCGTCAAAATGGAAACTCTTCCCCCTGCTCGCGTAGACCCTGAGCTGTGAGCTATCCCCGTCGAGCGCGAGAAGCACAGCCTCGAACGCCGACTTCGTCGCTTCGTCCCGGAGGATGCTCTCCTGGATTTGCGGGTGGTCGGAGTGCTCCCCGGCCAGGTTACAGGCGTCGGCCGCTTGCTCGAGCAGCTTTCGGAGAGTAGGCACTGAAATTTTTTTGTTCATAGTGCAAACATAAATCGAGCAAAGGGTAAAGTCAAGAAAATAATTCACGGAAGATGGGGATTGATTTTTCGGCGGATTGAAGTCAAAATAAAAGAGCCCGGTGCCGCTGGACACGGCGACCGGGCGAAGGTAGCGGGCGAGATCAGAGCAAATTATACCTGCCCCCGCCCCGAAAATCAAGCAACAAAAAATGAAGAGGTGAGCGTGGCAGATACCCCCATCCCTCTCCCCCGGCTGCTGGTACTCCCGCGCCGGGAGATAAAGGCACTGCGAACCAACCCCCCACCCGACGACCTGCAGGTATTCCTACTCCAGCCCGGACTCGAGGCCCTGACGCGCGCCTACGAGACGGACGCGCACCTGACCATGTACGACCTCGCGGGAGAGGACAGTATCCCACGGCTGACGAAGTGGCCGTCAGGGCTCAAATACCTCAAGGACCAGGGTCTCGCTCCCATGGTCCACTGGTGCGTGCTCGACGTCGACACGCCGGAGCATAAGCTCTGGACGGAGACCCCCCCGCAGTGGTGGATAGGCCAGCTCAGCGCCATAAAAAATTCACCTGAGGCGGGCAAGGCGGGCTGGTACAAGACGCGGGGAGGCTACCACCTGGTCTGGCCGTTGTCTCCCCCGCTCCCCCCGGACGACTGGGAGCGGTACGTCGCCGCGCTCAGGGCTCGGCTCCGTCGCGACGGCATCGCGATCAACGAGGAGTGCAAGGACTGGACGAGGCTCATGCGTCTCCCGCACGTGACCAGGGAGGGGGTAGCACAGGACCTCCCGCTCGACTTCAGCGTGATGGGCTGGCTGAACCTGCTCCAGGCCCCCGCGCCAACCTTGACACTCGTCCCCCCAGCACCGACAGCAGCACCAGAAAAACCAGCATCCCTCGCGACGATGGACGATTGGTCCCTCGTGAAGGTCGGTGCCCCACTGAAAAAGCAGCTCGAGGGGGGTTTCCCCTTCTCGAACACTCCAGGGAAGCGGATCGAAAAGATGGGCGAGCAGGGGAGGGACACCCTGATCCTGTCCGCCGCGGGGGCGCTCCTCTCGTCCATGGACCGGCCCGACCCGGAGGTGGTGGTCCGGCTCCTGCTCCCGTCCGTGCTCGCGAGTCGCCGAGACGACCCCCAACAGATCGGGGACGAGGAAACACTCAGGGATCGGGTCCGGACCCTCGCGGAGAAAGAGCGAGAGAAACGACCCCCTCCCCCGAAGCCTCCATCCGATCCATTCGACGGGCTCGAGCAGCAGGTCGTCGCGTCCACCCTCCCGCTCCTAATATCCTCCCGCGTCGGCCGTGGGTACTACGTCCTGGACGACAGGACGAACGGATACGTGGGACCACACTCACCAGACCACGTGTCCAAGGCAGTCCTGGATCTTTGCCCGTCCCGTGGGGCTCGGGCGGTCGGAGACAAGGGCGCACCTCGCGAAGGAAAGCGAATTTTCCACGAGGATGGCGCGTTCGCGGACCAGATCATCCTGCGGGCAGGGGAGGACATCAGCAGGTACGACCCGAAGTCCCGGACCCTGTTCGAAGCCTGCGCTTCGTGGGCCGAGTACGAACCACAGGAGAGTCCCGAGGTGGGTTGTTGGCTCGAGCTCCTGGGTGGGGATACTACGCCAGCACTGCTGGACTGGCTGGCGACGGTCAGGAAGATCTCCCGCCCCACCTGCGTGCTCTACCTCCAGGGTCCGAAGGGTATCGGGAAGAGCATGCTCCCGGAGGCGCTCGCGCTCCTCTGGAAGTCCCGGGCCATCGTGCCCTACGAGACGCTCAGCGCGAACTTCGACGGCCAGCTCGCGGAGAGTCTGCTCGTCGTCGCGGACGAAGGGATGCAGGACAGGGCGAACGGTCGAGGTTCTCCGTCCGCGATCTTCCGCACGGTCGTCACGGGGAGTCGACGGACCATAAAGCGGAAGCACCTCCCCGACGCGGTGCTCGAGGCGTGCTTCCGCCTGGTGGTCACCAGCAACGACGACGAAGCTCTGAACCTCCGGGAACAACTCACGACAGAATCGATCGAGGCCATCGCCGAGAGGATACTCTACGTCCAGGCCGGACCGGAGGCCGGAGAGTACCTCCGGTCGCTCGGGGGACGTGAGCACACCGAAGACTGGGTCAGAGGGGGGGCACTGGTCCGGCACGTTCTCTGGCTCGAGCAGACCCGGAAGGTCGTCCCGGGGAACAGGCTGCTCGTTGAGGGGACGTCCGAGACGCTCATGGCGAGGGTCGCCGGCAAGGTCGGGATGAACCGGCACATCGTCGCGGCGCTCTGCAGATACCTGGACCAGTACGCCGACCGAAGAGTTCGAACAGCGACCGACCGCGTGATGGGGGACCTCGGGCCGGTCTACCACCCCAGAATCTACGTCCAGGACGGAGACCTCTGGGTCAACCTTGAGGCACTGCACGAACGGTGGCCACTCTTGCACGGGGGGCGTGACCAGGTGACGAGGGATGCCTTGGCGCAGGGGCTCCGGTCTCTGAGTCGAGGAAGAAAATTTCGACGCAAGGTCGAAGGGAAGCTCGAGTACGTCTACCAGGTAGACGGTGCCGAGATACTCGCCTCCGCGTCGTCTCTCGGTCTCGGAGACACCGACCAGATAGCCACTCTTCTTTCCTCTTCAGTCCCCTTCTGAATCGATTTCATTACGTTTTCCTCTCTTTTTATCTAGTTGACTTTTGATTCTGAATCCGATACAGAATGGATTTTATTGGGTTTTTCGACTTGTTGACTATATCACACGTTGTTAATAGTCTATATTGCGCTGTTTTATAGGCCAGGAGCATGTTTTTCTATCTCGTTGAATTCGTTAACTTTGCTCATACACTATACAGTGTTTTGTCGATCTATCGATCTATCAGTGATCTACCTGATGAATTATTCGATAGATCGAAAAAATCCTTTATTTTTCGATAAGTTAGTGCCATTCGATCTATCATTCTATCTCTTTTTTTATATATTAAATATATAGTATAGAGGGGGTGGCACACATAGCACTGAGTAGTCAGGGGGAGAATAGAGGCCTGTAGGGTAAATAAACGCGAAATGCCTAGATCTGCTAGATCTGCTAGATCGACCTTTGATATCATTGAAGAAATAGCTGTTTTTTCGATCTATGTGAGGATTTTAGGGATAGAATGAGGTAGATCTTGTTTTCACTCTGAACAGATTTTTTCTCACTTGACACTCGACCCCCCCGGCGGTCATACTGTGAGCATGGCACTCTACTCCTACAGCACCGAAGCGCTCGACCTGGCCCTGGCCTGCCGCAAGGCACTGTCAGCGTGGGACTTGTCGTCGCTCGACGAGCCGATAGCGCGAGCCGAGACGGTGGTCCACTTCCATGCTGGTCTGCGGGAGATGGAGCGCGTGAAGCGCACCGGTGTCTCTGCCGTGCCGCTCGAAGAGGAGACGCAGGCGCTCCTGGTCTCGACCCTGAGGCAGGACCCTCTGGCGTGGATGCCTGACGGCAAGGTCGGCGTGGTCGTCGTCCACCATTCCCCGCTCGGCTACCACCGGACTGCGTTCCAGAGGGCGTCTGCGAAGCGCGCGGGGGCGGACTCGAGCTGGCCTGACCTGGACGTGCGCATGGTCACACCTCACGGCCCCGTGGCGCTCCTGCTCGAGCTCAAGGCAGGGAAGGGCAGGCTCTCGGACGGGCAGCGCGCCCTGGGGGATAGGGTGCTCCTGGCAGGGTTCGAGTACAGGTTCGCTCGAGGTCTCGGGGAGGCCCTCCGGGCAGTGCTGAATTATTTGATGGAGGTACCGTTCTGATGCCGGCTCGTCGTTCACCAGGTCCGGACCAGCCGGACGCTCAGGCAGTGCTTGAACTCGTAGCAGCAGGGGACAGTGTCCCCGACGCGGCTCGAGCGTGTGGCCTCCTGCCCGGAACGGTCTGGAAGTGGATCGATGCCGGGACGGAACCCGAGCCCCCGGTGTGGGCGAATGACAAGAAAAAGTCCAAAATGAGCCAATCTCTCTGGCAGGCATGCATCAAATATTCACAGGATTACGAAAAAGCCAGGCTCGACGGGAAGCGCGCGATTGCCCAGGAAGCATTGAAAACCATACGGTTAGCAGCAAGCAAAGGTTTTCAGACGACGAAGATTCGGCGGACGAAGGACGAGCACGGTGCCTCCAAGGGGGAGGTCACAGAGTTAGTTCAGGCTTCCCCGATCTGGACTGCTGCCGCATGGTTCCTCGAGAGGGCTATCCCTGAGGAGTACGCCCAGCACTCCCAGGTTACGCTCCACTCGGATCTCACCCTGGCCCCCGGGGAGGCTGACGAGGTGGTCGAGGCCTGCACTGACGACGAAGCCAAGGCCATCGACCGCGGGGACGCCAAGATTCTCGGTCAGGTCCTGGCCCGCGTCCGCTCGAAACCTACCTCCCAACCAGCCGAGTAGTGAATTATTGTACACTCTTTACTGTTGTATTTCTGCTTCTAATCTGAACACCTATAATTTCACTGAATAATTCACTTGTCTTTCGAGTCAAAATTCCTGATTGGCCTAAGTCGATCAGGATCTAGACCCCCTCAAAATCGCTGTGGGCTCCAAGGCGACACGATCGAGGGTCGGTCAATAGCAAAGCTTATCTTTTTTGAAAATCGATTCTAAGGCCCCTAATAGCTTACTGGTGACGTCGTCTAGTAGGGGCTTGACTGCACTTTTTAGGGGGATTTTAGGGTGGAAATCTGCGGAAGGGGTCGGGGGATACTGTGCCATTTTGTATTTTTTCGAGGCACTCTTTGTGCCCCCAGGCGTCGACGCACCCATGGGGTGTCCAGAAAGGATCCTCCACCGCAGGTGAGACTAATTTCTCTTCGTCCAGTCTCCAGTAGGGGTTCGCGCGCTCTCCACAGACTAGACAATGCCCCGCTCTGTGAATCTGTTTCAGTTCGTACCTGGAGGTTTTTGGTGCGCTGTCGAGGAACGCGCCGCGGTGGTCGAAGTCGCCGGACCACTTCCCCAGGAGGTCTACTTGGGGAGGTACCCGGTACACCTGGACAGGCTGCGGGTGCGACCTGCAGGGGATCAGGTCTGCTCCCCAGTATACTTTGCGCCAGACTTCCGTGGAGATGACCTTGTGAAAAGAGCCGTCTCCGTACTCTCCAGGGTTGGGTATCTGTATCATGTCGGCCTCCCTGGGTGGTGCTTCGGGATGACAGGGACTTGCCAGTCACCAGTTCTAGGTGGTGGGAATGGGAACCCGCAGACGGGGCAACGGTCCTTGCCTCGCACGAAGCTTCCAGGCTTTCCGGAGCCCTTACACAGTGGTTGTTTTTGAGTTTTCACGTTTTCTCCCTGACGAGGTATTCCCCGTCGATCCTGTGATTTTTTCCGTGTGCGTACCAGTCCACCCTGCCGAGCCCATTCAAAAGGTCTGCGAGGACCCATTCCATGCTCGAGGCCTCACACCACTCTTCCCAGGTCACGCCTAGGAGGTCGAACACTGTCTTGATGGTGGGGCGCTCGCCAGGGTGCTTCTCGTGCTCCCACCGCAGGGTGATGGCTTCCGCAGTCGCTCGATCCATCATGGTATTTCTCCATCTGAGTAGTCGAGACAAGCGTCTAGGGCGTCTCGCATCTCGTTCTCTCGTAAGTGTTCGCCCATCACAGCGACGACAAGATCGCAGTCCATCGCGTGCATTCCCTTTTCCTGCCCACCGCAGGAGCACCGTTTCTCTGACGGCGCAGCCTCGATCTTTGTGGCGAGCGGGTGCGGTTTCTTGTACTCTCGAATTACGGTGCTCGAGACGTTCCCCCAGGGGTCGTGCCGGAACACGACGATCCTGCACCCGGAGTCCAGGAACCCCTGCAGCAGCTCGGCCGTCTTGCTGTGGTACCCTATCCCCTCGTAGCTCGAGAGGGCGCCCCCGTCCAGCATGGTCGCGCCCCAGACGGACGAGCAGGAGATGGTGATTTCTCGGGCGCGGAGTCCGGTCAGGAGTCCCTTCTTGTGCTGCTCTTGAGCGTACCTGCTCGGGGGCAGGGAGTCGGTCGCAGTTCTGAATTTTTCAGGGTCCAGGTACGCCTCCGGGGGGAGGGCGGACAGCTCTTTGTAGTTCATGGTACTTCTCCAGGTAGCTCGAGCCGAGCTGAGTGGTACTGTTCAGGAGTCATCCCGATCCGGACGATTTTGGAGAGTTTTTCCCAGGAACGCTTGAACCGGAACATATCCTTGACGACGGACATATACCGATCATGTGTTTTTTCGCGCTCTTCTTTTCGATCCTGTCGCTCGACACTTCGGGACAGTTCGACGGAGCGGATGCACCGCTTCGCGCGTTCGATGTCGTGCTCAAGAGCCGCGATTTTGGAGCGCAGCTCTGCGATGGTTTCGTCACGCTCTCGGATGATTGCGTCCTGGTTTTGTATGAGTTTCCAAGGATCTCTGCGGCTGGCTTCGTTCTGCTCATCGAAGTGTCGGCGACTCAGCGCAATGAATCGGCCTTCTGCTTTGACTCCCATGTTACTTTACCTCTCCGAATGGCAGGAGGGGGAGGCTACGGCAGCGCTCCCAAATCCAGCGACGTAACTGGTGTTTCTCGAGGTGCTGAGGGATTTTCTCCAGAGAAATTTGTGCGGCACCCTGGCCCCCCGGGAGGTCGACGTATTCTATGAAGACGGAGACAGTGCCCCACTCAGTTTCCGTCGAGGGGGTGTACACCAGGTAGAGGTTCTGCCAGGCGTTCTCCGGGAGAAAGAGCTTTTTCCAGGCGTCTTCGGTCGCGTCGGTGACGATCTGTTCGAAGTTCATCCTACCCTCCCGATGACCTGGAGTGTGTCGACGGTCACGACCAGTCCGGCCTCTCGCTGAGTCAGTCGCCCCTCGACGTACACCTGGCGCCCATCTTCCAGGAGCAGGATCACATCCGCGATCTTCGTGGTCGCCTCGCACGTGACGGAGCAGGGCATGACCGTCCCCGCGCCGTGGTTCTCGACGACGACCGAGAACTTGACCGTCCCGGAGCCAACCTGCTCGGGTGCCGAGAGTTTCCCCATCAAGATCACCTTGTTGATTCCGCGCATTTTCAGTCCTCCAGTAGAGAAAGGTCAAACAAAATCCTGTATCTACTATAGTCAACCCTACCAGAAAGATCAAGATAATAATTCACAGGTAGCAGTTTTTTTCTCGGTGCGTACACTGGAGGCATACGGCAACGATGGAGGCAGCGATGGACAGGCGACGGATTGACGGGTTGATGAGCCGCGAGCACGAGCGAATCGACGCGGACCTGGTGCTCGACGCCCTGGTGTGGGCGGAGGGGAACGAAAGCGAGGCGTCGAGGATTCTCTGCGTGAACAGGAACACCGTGAGGCGGGTGCGCGCGTCGAAGCTCGCGGGCGTGGAGGTTCCTGCCCGGGAGGGGTACGTGTTCCGGACCCGACCGGAGGGGGGTGCGCCGTGGGTGAGCTGAAATTTTCCTACACGTTTTCGGCCTGGACGAGGACAGGGACGGAGGTCGTCGTCACGGTGGGTGCCCTGCTCGAGCGTACCGGCAGCGGTGACGTGTGGGACAACGACGGGCTCTCTGCTCGGGCGGTGACACAGGTGCGCAACGTCGTCCGTGCCTTGCCTGACGGCAGGACTCCGGAGGACACCATTCTCGCGGTGTGGGACGCCCTGAGTTCCGCAGAGTTCGAGCTCCCCTGTGTCCGTGTGTCCCTCCAAGATAGGCAGTTGAGGGTGGAGGTGTTCAGGTGACCAGGGACCGCATCGTGGACATCGTCACAGTCAGGGCTGGGGACCTCGTCCCGAACCCGCGCAACTGGCGGACGCACCCGGAGGCGCAGCGCAGGGGGCTCGAGCAGATACTCGACCGGGTCGGGAGTGTCGATGTCCTGAAGGCAGTACGCCTCCCCAGCGGGGAGCTGCAGCTCGTGGACGGTCACCTCCGGGCGGACATCCGGAGGGACGAGCAGGTCAGGGTCGCTGTGCTCGACCTGACACCTGAGGAGTCCGACCTGGTGCTCGCGACGTTCGACCCTGTGAGCGCGATGGCGGAGGCGGACCTGGACGTGCTCCGGGGGCTGCTGGACGACGTCAAGATGGAAGTCCCTGCGGATATGATCGAGGCGCTCGAGGCGTTGATTCGAACGGGAGATCCTGTCGAGCCCAGGAAGTTCGACACAGATGTTGAGGACGAGGTTAAGTACGTCGTCTGCCCGAACTGTGAACATAGGTTTCCGAAATGAAGCCGAGTGTCCCACCAGGAAATTCTCAGATCGTGTCGATCGCACAGGCCGTGAGTGTTCCAGATGGGACTCTCGGGTATATCACGGCGTCGAATGAGAGACACACAAGGAGCCTCTTCGATTGATGTATCAACCTGCCCCTACCATGGTGAAAACCGGTAACAGTAGGATGATGACGGGGAACAGGGTAGAGGCGATCTCCCCGATCGAGGCCACGAGGTTCTCCTCCTTTCCAGACCAGTACAAATTCCCAGGACGAGCGTCCGAAGTGATCGAGCGCGTCGGTAACTCCGTCCCTCCCCTCCTCATGTTTCGCGTCGCTCAGCATATCAAGGAGAACCTCTTCATGCACCAGATCCAGAAGATGACTTCCAGCAGGAGGCCTTACGTCGAAGTGCTCGACGACCTGTGGACACGACACCTGGCCCAGCGTGAGCCAGACGCGCCGACCGTGGTTTCCCTCTTCGCGGGGGCCGGGGGCTCCTCCCTGGGGTACTCCGCTGCGGGGTTCAGGGAGCTGCTCGCCGTCGAGTGGGACAAGCACGCGTGCCAGTGCCTGAGACAGAACTTCCCGGGGTTGACTGTCTACGAGGGGGACATCTCGAAACTCACCACGGAGCGGGCGCTCGAGCTGGCAGGTATCACTCCGGGTGAGCTGGACGTGCTCGACGGCAGTCCACCATGCCAAAGTTTCAGCACGGCCGGGAAGCGGGACATGAATGATCCGAGGGGGCAACTCTTCCGGGAGTACGTCAGGATGCTTGGCATATTCAGGCCAAAAGTTTTTGTTATGGAGAATGTCTCAGGGATGGTCAAGGGCAAGATGAAGCTCATCTTCGCCGAGATCCTGCGGACGCTGCGGGGGGCAGGGTACGAGGTCGGGGCTTGGCTCCTGAACGCGATGCACTACGGCATCCCTCAGAGCAGGGAGCGCATGATCTTCGTGGGGGTCCGGTCGGACCTGGTGGGGGCCGGCCCAGGAGTACCCCCGGGATCTAGTAGGGGGATCACGTTTCGGGAAGCAGTAGAAGGGTGTCCTGACGTAGGGGGGAAAGTACTTGGGGAATTTCTCCAGAGGATGGCACAGAGTCAGCCGAGGGGGCTCTGGAGTAGTCATCTAGGGATCTGGCGGAGATTAAAGGGGAACGACGCCAGCTGTATGAGCACGAAATGGTGCTCCTGGGATGACACCCCGGGAACAGTCACCAAAGAATGGATTTCCCTGTCGGGGATGATTCATCCATGGCGTGAGAGATATCTGTCTGCGGGGGAAGTGAAGAGAATAGGGTCCTGGCCGGATCAATATTTCTTTGTGGGGAAATTTGGTGATATAGTCCGGAGGGTAGGAAACTCCGTCCCTCCCCTCCTGATGGACAGGATCTCCCAGCACGTCCGCAGGGAGATCCTCTCGAAGCTTAAACATCAGGCCCCTTTTTAGGCCTTCTCCTTCAGCAGGGGGATTCTCGCATACCGTCCCGCCCCATAGACGAGCTGGCCGGCCTGAGTCTGGAGCACGTCCTGCTCCCAGGGGTCGAGCTTCCCGGACTCGTGAGCGTACCGGGTAAGCGCGTTCGCGAGCGCCGCGCGGTTCACCCCGTCCAAGCTCTTCCCCGCTCCGGAGTCATCCATTTTCCACGCGGCGACCACCCCCGCGATCACGTTCTCCCGGCGACCCGGGACCGTGACGAGGTCCTGCTCCATCATCCCCCGGATAGCGGAGGCGATGAGGATCTCCCGCACGGTCGGGACCGGGGAGTCATCCAGCACCACCGCCGAGTCCACGATCGAGTCTTCGCAGGCGACGTCCCAGGCCCGGACGAAGTGACTGATCTTCGCGAGCGCTCCCTGGAACCCGACCCTGAACCCCTGTGCGAGCTTCTCGACACTGCCCTGGTGCCGGAGCCTGACGGTATCCTGTTCTGACTTGTCGATGACGATGAGGTTTAGACAGAGGTTGGCAGTCACTGAGGCACGACAGACGATCGACCCGCCCCCGGTGTCGTCCGTGCTCCAGGAAACGCCAGCCCGGAAGATCTCGCCGGCGACGTAGTGCTCCGGCCTGACTGTGCTGTGAAACAAGACCTCCCCGTGTGCCCTGTAGCCGTCGTACGCGACCGTGCCCCGGGCGTCCTGCGGTGCCGCCATGGCGACCGCCTCCGCGATCTGGTCCGCGTCGTACGAAGCGTACTTCGGCCCGGTGATGGCGAAGATCTCCCGCTGACCGCGGGGGCCGCGGAGCCGGAGCTGAAGCTCCTTCGCGGTCGCTCCGGGGAGCTGCTCCTCCTGCAGGCGGGTGTCGACCCAGTGGTTCACGTTCACTGCCCGGAGTGTCGGGGGGCAGTGGCTCAGGTAGGCCCCCCCGGCCGGGATGTCGAGCCGCCCGATGAGCTGCTGGAACGACCGGTGGGAGAGGTCGATCCCGATGGACTCTTTCCCGCGGGTCGTGAGTTTCCCGTCCGTCCGCAGGAAGAGGTTCGACGCCTGGACGGGGATGTCCTTCCGCCCTTCGGCCTGGACGGTCTGCGCCAGCTCCATGTGGACCACCTTCGCCGAGGGGAGGGCCTCGTACTCGAGCCGTGAGGTCCTGGCGTTCTCGACGCCGGTCTCGTTGACCCGGGTGCCTCGAGTGTAGAGGGGCTGCTTGAGGGCGAACCCGGAGTCTGCAGCCTGCGCTGCGTCGAGGGTCGACCGGATCTGCCCGGTGGTGTCCACGTGTCCTTCACCGCGGGGGACGGGTGCGATGGGTCCGTCCTTGATCGGTGCAGGAGTACGTTCCGGGTGGTAAAGGTCGAATTTTGGATCGCGAGGGATCGGGGGGAGGTCAGGAACAGGTACGGGATCCATTGTGGTGATGGACGGGCGGATGCCTGTGAGCTTGTGCAGGCGCTCAGCCTCCGCCATTGGATTCCCCTCAACCTCGACTACCTGCGTTCCTGCTGTGATTCGAAATTTCATTTTCCGCTCCTTCAATTGATGCCCGTGAGGGCTCCGACCGCGTCCAGAAGAGAGATGAACCCGTAGGTTCCCAGGGAGATCAAGCTGAGCCAGAAGAGTCGTTTCATTTCTGTATCCTCAGTAAGAAAAGTTCAAATCAATCTCAAATCTTGTATCCAGTATAATCAGTATAAAAAGGTCAGTCAAGAAAATAATTCACAAAATCGATCTTTTTTTCACGGGTGGCTATACTGCGCACATGCGAGACTCTCAGCAGGCACTCTCCCAGGTACAGATGGCTCGGGCCAGGCGCTCTCCCCTCGTCGACCGGCAGTACCTCTACCACCCCGACCGCTACCTCCCCGAGGTGCTCGGGATCACCTCCCGCGTCGGGGGCGGGCAGTTCGTCCGGGACGTCGCCGCGTCGTGGCTCCACATGCACCAGCGGGAGGCGCACCGGGGGGGTCGACCGTGGCCCCGCAGGGACGACATCCCGGACTGGGACGGCTCGAGCATCATCCCGAACGTGTTCTGCTTACAGGGGTCACACAAGTGGGGAAAATCTGTCGAGGTGTCTGGCTTGCTCCTGTGGTCCTACCACGTCTCCAGCAGGATAATGGGGTGCGTCTACGCCCCAAAGATCGACCAGGCGAGCGCGATAACCTGGAGGTACATCGACGGGTGCCTCGACGGTCGCTGGGGAGGGGATATGTGCAGGCTCAAGTCTGTTCGCCTGGCGCGAGGCGGTGGCAGCAAGTCTCCCAACTTGACCCTAGGGCTGGACCGGATAGTCAAGACTCAGGCCACGGAGCACGGTGTGAGCGTCCAGGGTGCTCACGAGTCCGTGGGTGTCCACGTCTTCGAAGAGGCGGAGGGCATCGACGGGAAGGACATCTACGACGCGGTGCTCGGCCTCGTCGCGGACGGCATCAGCCTCTGGTTCCTGTGTGCGAACCCTGCCTCGAGCAGTTCAGACTTCGCCAAGCTCTCAGGGGACAGGGTCCGCAGGTACGAGCTGAGCGCGTTCGACCACCCGAACGTGTCGACGGGGGAGGTGGTCGTGCCCGGGGCCGTGACGCGGGAGTGGATCGAGGCGCAGCTCTCCGGGAAGTCAGCCTGGGCCGTGCGGGTGGATGGGCCGGACCCCGACCGTGCCGCGTTCGAGCTGCCGTGGCGTGCTGGCGAGTGGTGGGCGCCGCGCCCTCCTTGGTGGTGGCGCGTGTGGGGGACACCCCCACCGACGACCGCTGCGGACGCTGTTGTCTCCTCTGCCGTGCTCCGGCAGGCGTCGAAGCGAGACGCCGGGGCGATCTTCCAGGCGTCGTCCCCCTCCCGCGCGACGATCGGGGTGGACTGCGCCAGGGGAGGGGAGGACTCCGGCTGGGTCGCGCGTCGCTGGTGCGGGTGCCTCGAGATGCGCTATCCCATCCACGATAGAAACACGGGGGCTTACGTCGGCGCGGTCGTCTCCGAGCTGGAGGAGCTGCTCCGGGGCGGGTGCCGAGAGGTGGAGGTCAGGGTCGACGCGGGGGGAGGGTTCGGGGCCTGGGTGGACGAGCTGCGTTCTTTGGGCTCGGTTTTAGACCTGTTCCCGGACGGTGCTCGGGTGATAGAGTGCCACTTCGGGGGGAGGGCGTACGACCAGGAGATCGGGGCGGACTGGGCATCGTGCGCGTACCTGGACGCGGGGGAGGATATCCGTGAGCTGGCCGTTGTGGGCTTCGACCCGGAGCTGGAAGAGGACCTCTGTTCGCGCAAGGTCCGGTGGGTCGTGCGCTCGGACGGGGATGAGAAGAGGGACGTCCGGCAGCTCGAGCGCAAAGAGGAGTTCAGGCGACGTATCGGCCGGAGTCCGGACCGGGGGGACGCCGCCGCGCTCGCGTGCGCTCGCTGGCCGCAGGGCAGTTCTAAGGGAGGGGTCGCGGACGCTTATGGTCGGGGGAGGCGTTGATTTTCTGCAGTAGCCTCCAGCTCTTGTCTGTTGATCTTTTGCCACTCGCGAAATTCATCAAAATGGGGATTCAGGTAGCGACCTTGTTCGATTTCTGGGCACGTAGAACAGAGCAATACCTTGAAGCGCAGATCGTTGTCTTTGCTCGAAATCAGAGTGAATCTACAACCGCAAGACTGCCAAAAGGTTCTCATCGTTTCATTTCCTTTCGTTGAGTCGAGACTCTACCTCCGCGATGGCCTTGACGCAGGATATCCCGAAGAGCCCTTTTGCGAACTCGAACCCTTCCCACCGCTTCCCCCCGGGGTCGCAGTCCTTGACGTGCTGCGCGAGGATCCCCTGGAGCTGGTAGAGCGCTGTCTCGTCCGCCGTCTTGCGCGCTTCCTGCCTCGAGGGGAGGTCTCCGAGCCCGTCGACGGGTCGCAGGCTGTAGCTCGAGTACCAGCACTCGTGACCGTCGTCGTGCCTGACGAGGGCGTCGCACATCTGCTCGGTCAGGGGTTCCCACTGGATGACTACCCCTTCGCGAGGCTCCATCCAGGGCTTGACTCTGCGTCCTACCATAGACACCTCCAAAAATAGACTGCTCATACTATAATCAACCCCACTAGAAAAATCAACAAATAATTCACAGCTCGGAAAAATAATCGAGATAGTCTACACTGCGACCAGAGGAGATCAACGATCATGGGTTGGTACAACAGCTATTTTGGGATCGGGACGACGTCCCACGCGATCGGGTACACGACGTTCACCCTGCGGACACGGTTCGACCGGGCACTGCTCGAGGCGTTGTTCAGGCAGAACGGCGTCGCCCGGAAGATCATCACGAGGATGCCGTTCGACGCGACGCGGGAGGGGTGGACGAGGTACGACGGGATAGACGAAGATCTGTCCAAGGTGCTCGCGAAAGAGGAGCGCAGACTCCGAGTCGGGCGCGTCATGACCGACGCCCTGGTCTACGAGAGAGAGTTCGGGGGGGCCGCGGTCGTGCTCGACGTGGACGACGGGCTCAACCCCTGGGAACCCCTCGACGCGTCGCGCGTTCGGCAGGTGCGAAAACTCACAGCGCGTCATCGCTGGGAACTCTGGCCGAACACGTTCAGGGGTGGGAACTACGCGGACCCGGAGACGTACCAGGTCACGCCTGACGACGGGAGTCCGACGCAGGTCGTGCACGTCTCCAGGATGCTCCTCTTCCCGGGGGAGTCCAGCTCGGACCAGGCCCGGATCGAGTGCTGGGGTTGGGGTGACCCCGTGCTCGAGACGGTCTGGGAGGAGATCCGGAACGTCGGGATCTCCGACTCCGGCGTGATAGAGTACCTCCTCCAGCTCAGCGTCCCGTTCCTGAAGGTGAAAAAATGGTGGGAGCTCATCGCGGGGAAGGACGGGAAGACTGCGGCCTCGACTATGCTCGAGGAATTCCGCCAGCGACTCAGCCTGTTCCGTCTCGCTGTGCTCGATTCTGAGGACGATGTCCAGCGCCTCAACGCTGCGGTGTCCGGGATCTCTGAGATCCTGGAGCACCAGAAGTCCCAGGTCTCGGCCGTGACAGACTACCCACAGACGCTCCTCTACGGGCGCAGCCCCGAGGGGATGAACGCGACCGGGCTCTCGGACCTGGAGCTTTACTACGGGATCGTCCGGGCGAAGTGCCAGGAAGACAGGCTCCGGGACCCGATCGAGCAGCTCTACTCCATCATGGTCCACTGTCCTGTCTGGGGGGGCGGCGCAGTTACGAATCCTCTCCCACAGGAAGTCAGGGACCAGGATCCCGAAATCGAGTTCAGGCCTCTCTGGGTTCCTAGGGAGCTAGAACGGGCTCAAGTCGAGGGGACACGTGCCACGGCCCGGAGCACGTACGCGGCGCTCGGTTGGATCGACCCAGACGAGGGTCGGAAATTACTCGAGCAGGACGGCATCCTCGAGCCGCCGTCCGTGGACGAGTTCGACACGGGAGAGGAACCGGAGCCTGAAGAGGCGAACCCTCTCACGCCTCCTCAGGAGGTCTCCGACGCGGTGAGTCTGGGAATCCTCCGGGCGCGTCGCGCGGGGCAGTCCGTCCCCGGGTGGGAGGAGTCCGTCGCTCGGGCGATAGCGGGGGGTCGTGCGATCACCCGGTCGCAGGCGACGCAGCTCCGGATCATGCTGCAGGACGAGACGGAAGGGCTTAGGGAATACTTCGGCGGTGACGTCACGCTCGAGTGGCTCCGGTCGCTCTCTGTGGTCCAGGCTGTTGCTCCTGCACATGCCTTCGCGCCCACCCTGCCGGAGGTGTAACCGTGCCAGTGTCCCCTCTCCAGCAAGTTCTCCGGGCCTTCAAAATCCAGCGGAAGCGCGTCCCGAAATTCGGGCCGTACAAAGTCGCCGGGTCCGCGAAGCGCCTGGCCGAGCGCAGGCTCGTCGCCGTCGTGCGTGAGCTAGTCAGAGTGCTCGAGACTGACGCGATGGCGCTCCTGCCGCAGACCAGGGTGGACGCGGACCCCCTGCCCGACGTCCGAGGTGTCTTGAATTCCAGGACGACGCTCTACACGCGGCGCGCTCAGGCACAGATCGACCCCATCTTGCAGGAGGGGGAGCGCGAGCAGCGGGGGGCCGAGAAGCGCGTCGTGTCCCCCCTCGGGCTCGACGTGCTCGGGTCCGAGCCCTGGCTCAAGAAAGAGCTTGCGTCAAGGGGAAAGGATTTCAGCGAGCTGTGCGTCGACCTGACCCGGGAGACGGAGCGGCGTATCGCCTCCGCCGCGCTCGAGACGCTAGAGAAGGGCCGCCCCCGTGAGTGGCTGCGTCGTCAGATACGAGAGGCCGGGGGCATAGAGGAGCGCCGCGCGAAGTTCATCGCCCGCGACCAGGTGGGGAAACTCCAGGGGGCGCTGCACGAGAACAGGCAGCGCGACCTAGGGATAGACAGCTACATCTGGAGGAACAGTCGGGACGAGCGCGTCGCCGGGAATCCTAACGGAGCGTACCCGGACCCGGACTCTGAGTCTACGACGCACGGGAATCACTGGGAGCGGGAGGGGAGACGTTTTCTGTGGACGAAGTCGGGGGGGAGGTTGGTCGAGGTGCTTTCAGACGGGAAGACTCGAGCGACTGAGTTCGCGGACGGCCACCCAGGCGATCCGATTCAGTGCAGGTGCTTTGCCGAGCCGGTCATCGCTGGGTTGGAAGATCTGCAGCAGCTCGACAGGGAGGCACCTATCGCGAGGGAGTACAAGGGGTGATGCTAGAATGTCGTACGAATCTGGATGTCAAGCTCTTTCAGGGCTTTCTCTGGTGATCTTTCCCACGGACCTTTGATAGGGTAGTCCAGGGAGTAGTCTCCCCACTCTTCTGCATGGTATAGGAAGGTGATTCCCTCTGGAGATGGGATGCTGTGACCTATTCGAATGATCCTCCGTGTCTTTGAGACTCTTGCGATATAATCACCAGTACTACAGTTTTTCTCCCATACATAATGCATAGATTCCACCTCAGAACGGAGCGTAGGACTCCTGATTTTTCACTCTCTCCAGGTTCTTGACGTTCACCCGCCCGTGCCGTTTCCCTGTCCCCTTGCACATCCCGCACGTCGGGCGCTCCTCATCCGTGCAGTAGCAGTCGCTCAGGTACTGGTCCCCTCCCCGGAGTGTGTACCGGTCCCACAGGATCGTCGCCGTGCAGAATGTCTCGTCGCCGGACAACACCTCGACAGTCCCGACGTCGTCCTGCTCGAGCCCGTGGAAATACTGCCCCGTGTTCCGGAGGAACGTCCCGGAGAGTCGCACGCGGTCGCCTACAGCGATCGATGTCTTCCCCCGGTGTTTCCTTGTGCCCCCTTGCGCGAACGCGAGACGGGCCTTGGCCTCGACGACGGTAGCGATGTCCTCCGCGCGACGCTCCCCCCGCTCACCCCGTACCAGGGAGTCGACCATGGTCAGGCGGTCGATCAGGTCTTCGCGGGGGAGGTCTGCCGGGTGGGTGTCCCCCTCTTCCAGCTCTAAGACCCGGAGCGCGGTCAGGGCTTCAAATATAGAATCGATCATGTCTCACCCCAGTATGCTGAGGGGTTTCTCCAGTCCGGGAAATGCTCATCGAGCCAAGCCATACACTCGTTCTCACACTCCCCTCTGAGAATATAGGGGCTGTCTGATACCTCTCCTTTGTCAACTGTGTAGAACACGGTTCCGTCGTAGTCTGTCACGTGAGCTATTATCCTGCTCCTTTCCGTGTAGTCGCTCTCTGCCTTGTACATGCTTACAGCGCGTACCCAGGCACGACGGTCGTAAAATGCAGCTTTGTAGAAGATTTCTGCTCGCTTTCTGCCTTTGCCGTCTACCAGATCAGAGTGCATCGGGTGGTTAGTAGGACATATCTTCCACCCCTTCGGGAGTGTCACGTGCGTAAACAGGGGGTCGTTTGCTAACTGCTCCCCGAACACGACGCCGTGAGCTTCGAGCGCAGTTTTGGATACAGTGTCGCACAGCGTCGGGAGCTGCTGCTGGCAGGCTATCAGGTTTGCTTGCCCGTGAGCTTCCTCGAGTTCGATGGATCCTTGACCTAAAAAGTGAACGCTTTTGTCCAGTCTGTTCAAGATTCTTCCCTCCTGTAGAGGATTTTCCACCCCTCCACGATAATTTCCCAGGCCTCCAGCGCGAGGGCTTCTTTTCTCACTGGTGCGCTCAGGGCACACCACGGGCACTCGTAGTAGTACCAGTCCTCATAGTGGTGATACTTCGGTCTGTGTCCGCAGTTCGGGCACGTCGATGGCGCAGATTTTTTCACGTTCTCCCCCTGTACACCAGGAGCAGGACGTCGACCACCCTGTCGAGGTCTGCCCCCGTGATACCTGCCCGCGTGAGTTTGACCCTGCTCACAGCCTCGAGCAGGACGATGCGCTCCTCGTCCCGAGCTGAGAGTACCTGGGCGATCCTGTCCGCAGTCGCTAGGTCTGGGCAGATCGTCCCGTCGAGCACACGTTGTCCCCACGCGGCGCTCATCCCGACCAGGGGGCCTAGCTGTGTCACGCCGACCCTCGCGCGGGTGCGCAGGGTGTCGACGATCTGGTGGACGGTCGGGGGGCTCATTCGATCCTCATGGGCATGACAAGACACAGGAGCGAGTCGTCCCCGGGGCGCGTCAGGGTGATGGGGTTCAGCTCGTTTCCGAACCGGATCAAGACTCGGGCGCTTCCGAGTGTCTTGATCTCGTCCCGGAGGTACTGCCCGTTGCACCCGATGCGGAATTGGATGTGCTCACAGTTCGGCTCTTTTCCCTTCTCTTTGAGCGCTCGATTGAAGTCCTCCAGCTCTTGGTCGGACATTACTGTCGTCTGTCCAGTCACGTCAGCCTGGACGTCGTCCTGCATCTCCCCTGAGTCAGGATTCGCGACGTAGACCTCGATTCTGTTCGGGTGTGTCGTGAGCCGGACGCAGTGGGTCTTCTCACTTGCGATCGTCATGCAATACCGGATGGACTCATCGATCGCCTTGGCGTCGACCAATGCCTCCCGCAGGAACCGGGCCGGGACGACCTGTCGCCAGTCGGGGAAGTCCCCCTCGAGGCAACGGACGGTCAGGCTCGAGCCATCCTGGGCGTCGATCCGGACCATGTCCGATCGACCCAGGTCTGCGTAGAGATCCGCCAGGTGTCCGCCGTTTCCGGTCACCTGTGCGTAGGAGCAGAAAGTCTCCAGCCCGATCTTGTTCCCGAGCCAGGCGTCGAGGTTCTCCTTGCTCGTCCGGATGACGCAGGTCGCGTCTTTCTCGTTCCAGCCGTAGGACTTTGACGTGATGCCTCCAGTCGATCCTCGAGTGAGCATCCGACTATCCTTCCCCTCGTTCTCCCCCACGAGGAACAGGATAGAGTACCTGGACTTTCCCACAGGACAGCAGTTGTTAGGGATCCCGTCCAGGATCCCGTTGACCGCGATCGGCCTCCACCATGTCAGGTGGACCACCCCTGGCGCAAGGTCCTTGAGCTTTTTCGAGACGCCGAGCGGGAGCAGCGGCCCGTCCAGCGTCGGTGCGCTGGTTCTAGCCCTGTGCGCGACAGCACGGTGACCGTCCGTGCTCACGGCCCCGATGTGCCCGTCAGGGTAGATCTCCAGGTACGCCCCGTTGAGTCCGTACCTGCTGTCGTCGGTGGCGACGGAGTGGAGGACGGGGGCCAGGAGCGCGGCCAGGTCTACGTCGAACTCCTGGGAGTCGCACCCCTTCGGGCAGGCGATCGGGTCCGGGATCTCGTTCCCCTCCTGGTGGTCCCACCGGACGGTCGAGAACGTTTTTTTCCCGAGCTTCCCCCGGACCTTGACACCGTCCCGGGGGAGGGGGTATTTTTCCTTGTGTGTCCCACCTTTCCCGTCGAAATTTGACTTGTCCATTTCCCCGTACTCAACCGGGGGGAGGGCCTCTGCCTCAATCTCCAAGACCCCGTCCGGGAGCGCGTCCACGGTCTTCAGGAGCTGCCGAAAATCAAGCAGCAACTTTTCACCCGTACATTCTCCGTCGAGTGGTACGGAGTGGGACACCTCCAGGTCAGAGACCCGAAGCACGGCCCCCCCGTCGAACAGGTTCGGGACGACCTCCACGTTGTTCAGGGGGAGGATACTGCTCCCTGAACCGAACGTTTTCTTGAGCTTGTCGAGCGCCAATTTGAGCGCGCGACGCTGGCACTTGAGCCGGAAATCAATCACGGTTGCCTCCAGTCTGGTTAAAAATTCAGCGAAATCAAAATCCTGTCTCCAATATACACAGTGTATATCGTTCTCGTCAATAAAAAATTCACGGAGCACTGTGAAAAATATCAGGGAGGCGCGCGTGCAGGTAGTTCGTTTCGATTCACCGGGAGAGGTTCTGAGTCGCGAAGTCGCAGCGGACGGGTCCGTTTCTGCGACGGCGGACGTCTCCAGATGCGGCATCTACGAGTACGCGCGGGCGGACGGGACGAAGCGCCGCGAGCTGGTCCTCCCGGAGCACCTTTTCGACCCTGCGTCCCTGAGGACGCTCGGGAACGTCGCCGTGACGGCGTGGCCCCCGGCGGGCCACCCTCCCGAACTCCTGACGCCAGAGAACACAGGAAAATACGCGGTCGGGCACGTCCACGAGACGGTCGACGCGGTCGACGCGACGGAAGAGCAGGATTTTGGATACGTGAGAGTCCGACTGACCGGGCGGACGGCGGAAGCAGTGCGGAAGCTGTCGCAGGCGCGACTCTTCACCTCCCCCGGTTACGTCCTCCCGCAGTATGACCCGACCCCCGGAACGCATCCGCTCTGGGGTGCTTACGACGCGATTCAGGGTCCGAGAGTCTATAATCACCTGGCGCTCACAGATACCCCCCGGGGCGGTGACCAGATGGTGGTCCATCTCGATTCAGAAAATTCAGGCGACGCAGACGTCGCGACGCAGAGTTCTACCCAGGCTCGAGTAGACACTCGGCCACACCAGGAGGCTACCGTGACGGTAAAAATGAGGCTCGACGGCGTCGGGCGGGAAGTCAGCGTGGACGAGGTGACGGCGGAAATCCTCAAGCAGGAGTTCGCCCGTAGGGACGCGGACGCTCAGTCTGCGACGGCCAGGTACGAGGTGCTGAAGGAGGAGCTCGACGCACACAAGACCTCCATGGATCAGGCGATGACTGAGATGGAGAAGATCAAGGCTGAGAAGGAGAAGCTCGCCGGTGAGCAGGCAGCGACCCAGGCAGTCGTGACCGACGCCAGAGCCCGCGCCGATGCTGCCGAGAAGCGTTTGGCGGACCCGAAGGTGCTCCGCGAGCTGATGGCCCCCCGGGTGGACCTGGAGACGACGGCGCGGGCCGTGCTCGCGACCGACCAGCACAAGCGGATCGACGCCATGACCGACGACGAGCTTCGGACCAATGTCGTAAAGACACTGCTCCCGGCCGTCAAGACGGACGGTGTGACGGGCGAGCGTCTCGACGGGATGTATCAGACCGCGGTCGCGACCCGGCAGGTGCGGACGGACTCGACACCCCCTGCACGGGATCCGAACGCCAAGGATCCTCAGTCGCAGGGTGGGAAGACGACGGCCGAGCTTCACAAGGCCCGGACGGATGCCGAGTACGTCCCCCCGGGGAAGGGTCGGAAGTAAAATTTTTTCGGTGAATTTTTCTCCCGCCTGAGTGGCGGAAACGATGGAGGGATAGGATTATGACCGCTGCACAGGTGAATTACGGGTCCGGCCCCAGCTCGACACTGCTCGCGGGGATGATTCCCCGGTGGGACGGGCGCGGGCCGCAGATCATCAGCCTGCTCAACAACAGCAAGGCTGCGCAGATCGAGACACTCCAGTGTACGTCGACCAGCTACGCGGTGACGCTCAAGAAGGGGACATCGTCCCGGAGTTTCAGCGCGACGGGGCTGGCTGGTGCGAACGCTTGCGCGACGCACCTCCACGACGCGATCGAGGCGGACGGCATCGCTTCCGGCTGGGTGAGCGCGAGTGTGCTCACGGATACTGTGACCTGCACGGCGCGGTTCGCTGGGACGGATGAGGACGTGACTTATTCCGGGACCACGAACGTGACCGCGGTCGAAGCGACGGCAGCCAGCGACGGGGCCGCGATCGGGTTCGGCCTGGCAGTCATGCACGACAGCACGGATGGTCAGTGTCTCCGGCCGACGAAGACGACCGCGGTCGCTCAGGTAGACTGGGCGACTCCGACCGCCGTCAACTCTCTCACGTACACGCTCGGTGTCCAGCTCAACGACGTGGACACCTATCTCGCGGATTACGTCGCGGACGGTACCGCGATTGTCCAGGAGATCGTCGAGGGCATCGTCGCGCATCTCAACGCGGTGCTCCCCGCGTCGACCGTGCTCGCGGCAGAAGACAACACGAAGGTGACGCTGACCGCAGAAGTCGCGGGAACCCCGTTCACGACAGTGGTGGGGACTTCGACCACCGCGGTGTGGGCTATCGTTCATACGACCCCGAACACGACCCCCGGGTTCACCCGCCCCCTGGCGGGGTTCGCCGTCCGCTCCGACCACATCGGAGCGGCCGTGAATTACTCCGGCGGCGACGGGACGGGGGCGTCCGAGTACGACGCAGGGACAGACGTGGCCGTGATGGAAGCCGGCGCCCTGGCGGTCGAGACGGACGACACAGTGTCGAGGTTCGACCCCGTCTACGTCCGTATCACGGCGACCGGGACCGAAAAGGTCGGCTCCGTCCGGAACGACTCCGACAGCGGAGACTGCATCCTGCTCTCTGGGGCGCGGTTCCTCGACGCTGCGGTGGGCACCAGCGCGGCGCACGCGACCGTCCGTATCCAGTTCGACCTGTCCACCCTGACCTGATTCCAGGCCTCCGGGTGACACTGATTTTTCATTGATTCCCCCTGCGGGGGGCCGAGTAGGAGGATAGGATGAGCACAGAGCAGAGTCGGATGGATGCTGCATTTGTGGAGCAAGAGGTCGACGTGCTGATGCCGGACGTCATCCTGGAGGCGTACCCCGACAGGACGTACGGGCAAGCGTTCAGCGTGGCCCCCGGGCTCTCTCCAGGTGCGAAGACTGTGACGTACCGGCACGCCAAGGGCGTCGGCGTCGCGAAGTTCGTGGACCCGGGGAGTCGTGAGGTTCCCCTCGTCGAGTACGACGTCGTCCCGAACACGGTCCCGATTCGGTTGATCCGGCTCGGCGCAGAGTACGACACCGAAGACGTCCGTGAGGGGCAGCTCACGGGCCGACCGCTCGACCGTGACAAGCTCGTGATCGTCGCGGAAGGGCACGAGGCGCTCATCGACGAGACGGCGTGGGTGGGTTCTCCCAACAGGGGCATCTACGGCGTGGCGAACCATCCTAATATCCTGCGACTCGTCACGCCGACGACCTTCGACTCGAACAGCACCGCGTCCGCGATCCTGGCCGCGATGCTCTTGCCGGTCTCAAAGATGGTCAGTCTGACGAAGGGGATCGAGCGCCCGAACACGCTCGCGCTGCCTCACGAGCAGCACGAATACGTCTCGAGCACGATGTACAGCCAGGCCGGGTCCGGGGACACCAGGACGATCCTGGAGGTGTTCCTCGCGTCTCAGAAACAGATCGACCTCGTCCTCCCTGTCCACCACCTCGAGGGGGCTGGCGTGGGCGGCGAGAACGTCGCCGTTTACTACAACAGGGCGCGGACGAAGATCGAGCACCTGCTCGCCATGCGCCCGACCAGGAACCCTGTCGCCTGGGACGGTACGAATTGGAGGGTGGTCTACGAGTCGAAGACTGGTGGTTGCAGCGTTAAGAAACCCTTCTCTGTGATTGATCTTGAGGGGATCTGACACGGTGCTGTGATCGCACTTTTGAGGACTTGATATGCATGTAAAAAATTGCACCCCTGGCCCGATATTCGTGGACATCCCGAGACGGCAGGCAGAGGAGGAAATTGACCCTGTGGCGCGTGCCCTGGCGTCGATAGACGTCTCCAAGGACGTCTCCCCGGCCGACGCGCTCCGGACGCTCGTGGCGCTCGAGCTGGCGAAAAAGCAGAGCGCGGACCTGGAGCGGGAGCTCCTGCGCTCATCCCTGCGTCGAGCGAAGGACACCGTGGACCTGTGGCCGGCTCACCAAGGGGAGGGTCAGCCCCAGCTCGTCAATGAAGTCCCCGACGAGAAGTGGCGGGCGATCGAGCGTATGCCTGCCATCGCTGCTCGTCTGGCGTCGGGCGCTCTCCAGGTAGTAGGGTACCCGGCGACGTACGCACCGTTCTGAGATTTGATAGTTTTCTGTTTTAACAATATGTGTTTTCGGCCCCCGGCCGATCCGGAGAAACAAGAATGAAACTCAACGTCAAGCAGGGCAATTCCGTTATGGTCTCGACCCACATCGGCAGGGGCGAAGAGCGTCGAATGCTCTTCATCGCGCCTTGGGGGTGTTCCCTGAGTACCCCGAAACCTGCCCCCCGCAACGCCGACTTGTCCCCTCGGGCGTACAGTATCGAGGTGTCCGGAGAGGTGGAACGACTCATCCGTGCTGCCGTCAAGGACGGACACAAGGGACTGCTCGAGCGGATCGATTTCTCCGGGATGATTTCGTCTCCTACGTTCGGGCAACTCCCCGACACAGAGGAGAATCGCCTGGCCGTGCGTGCTCGTGATGTCCAGGGGTGGCCGTACGAGAAGATGACCGGGGCGTCACCTGACGAGCTGCGGAAGATGTCCGAGACGAAGTACGTCGCGCCGAAGGGGAAGTAAGTGTCGATCGTCTGGTCAGACGTAACTTCTGCCTTTCCGAACGACGCGACACTGGCAGCAGTGGGCGCTACGGAGGGGCAGACGTACGTCGACTGGACGGACGAGCAGGTGGACGACGCGATCTTGGGAACGCGCGCGGACCAGGTCCGGATCCTGCTCGCGGCGCACCTGGCGACGGTCGTATCCTCTGGTGGGTCCGGAGCCTCTGGCCCTGTCTCCTCAGAGAGTGTCGACGGGGTGAGCCGTTCCTACGCGGTGACAGCAGCAGCGGACGGGGACGACCTGTCCGCGACGAGCTATGGGCGTCGGGCTGCGATGCTGATGAGGACCAGTCCGAACGCGCGACTCCCGAGGGCGTTCTGAGGTGACTGTGGAGGACCGGGACCACGGATACAAAGACCTCCTGGAGCTGGTAGACGACCTGAAGCGGCGCAAAATGCACGTCGCGGTCGGGGTGCTTGACGGTTCCGGAGAGATCCCCGACGAGGGGATATCCGTCGCAGGTCTGGCGACCGTCCACGAGTTCGGGGCCTGGGCAGGAAAAAATCGAAAAGTCTGGGTCCCGGAGCGCGCGCCCATCCGGAAGACTCTCGACGAAGCCGAGAATCGGATCAACGTCGCGGCGACCAGGGTGCTCACGAAAGCAGCGCGGGGTGACATCTCGGTGGAGGCTGCGCTGGGGACGCTCGGAGAATTCGTCACGTCGCAGATCAGGCGGACGATACAGCGGGGGGTCGAACCCCCGAACGCAGAGTCCACGATCGCACGAAAGAAGAGCTCGAAACCTTTGATCGACACGGGGCTCCTGCTCCGGTCGTATACGTATCAGGTACGAGAGGGAGAGGATTGATGACAATTTTATCGCAAGCGACCGACCCCCAGCATCCCGCAGTGACGGCGGAGGCGATCCCCTCCAGGGTTTTCGTCTGTGTCCGGGCGTCCGACCTGTCCGGGAAGGTCCGTGTCGCGACGAACGCAGAAGAGGACGTCGCCGGACTGCTCGGGTTCGCGCCGAAATCGGCCAGCGCAGAAAAGTCGATCCTCCTTTACCGCGATGGCGACGTTGTTCCCGGGTTCACCGGGTTGACGCCAGGGCAGGAGTACCATTTGAACGTGTCGAGTCTCGCGCTCGCGTCAGCACTCACGGCGGGGACGTGGACAAAAAAGGTGGGACTCGCTCGGAGTTCGACGCATCTCGAGTTGAGTTTTGGTCGGATGGTGTCTCAAACGAAACCGTAAATTGGAGGTAGACCGATGACTGACCAGGTACGAATGAATGCGAATGCCCATCTTGTTTCTGTCGACGACGAACAGCAGAAATTCTCCGGCACAGTAGCGGAAGCGGCTGGCGTCGTTCTCGGATCGATTGTATGGGGGGATGGCGCTGGCGCCTATTCGATCTACAACGCCAACGTCGAGGCGGACTGCGATTCGATCCAGGGCATCGCAGATGGTACTTACGCGGATACTGTCATGGGCACATATCACGGCGATGGATCCCTCGTGACCGGGCTGGCTGGGCTGACCCCTGACGCAGAGTATTATGCGGATCCGACCACCGGTCTGCTCGGGCTCATCGGCGCGATCGGCTCCGGCGAGTATACTGTCCTGATGGGGAAGGCGCGGTCTGCAACCACCTTCAAGATCAGCATGGGTTCCGTGTTCCAGAAACCGTAATCTCTCTGAGGTTCTGCCGTGTCGATCCCGTTTTCGTCCTCCTACACTGTCCGCACTTATACTGTTGGTTACGGGTCGGACGGTCGCGCAACGGAGACGGGACCGACCACGCAGACCATTCAGGCGACCGTGACTCCTCTCGATGAACGAGCCCTCCAGGTGCTGTCTGAAGGGCTCCGAGTCGGGGCACGGTACAAAGTCCGGACCCAGACGGACCTCGGGGACCTGGGAGGCGACGGGGAGACGACGTCGAAGCGCGTCGTGGTAGACAGCCGGGAGTACCGGCTCGAGCAGTGGGGACGGTGGGACCAGACGAGCTTCGGGTCCCTGAATCACCAGAAGTACCTCGCGAGGGAGCTATGAAATATTTAGGAATTTTGCTTTCATTTTGCCTGACCATTGTCTCCCTTTCGGGGTGCGTGACCCAGCGAGCGCTCCTCCAGCTCAATGCTTCGGGGCATATGTCGGAATCCTCCGGCGTCGTCGGCATCGTCGAGGGTGACTACACAGGTCAACCCGCCGATACTCAGGTCTGGATCATCGGCGGACAGGCATACGAGGCCGACAGTGGCGG